CTGTAGGGGGTCAGAGTTATGCCGATGAAGTAAGCGCAAAAATCAAAGAGATTGGGTATGCTTGTAACGTGACTTCCAAACGCGCACCCAATACCATGAGCAAGTTGTCAAAGATTGAGCAGTTTCAGCAGAACATTAGGGAGATTCATTTCAGGCGAGATAAAGACCGAGGAAGGGAATACGACCTCTTCATCAATGAGTTACAGACATTCTCCTTCACACAAAAGAACCTACATGATGATGCAGCGGATAGTTTAGCCGGATTATGCGATATGGAGATCAACGGTGTAGTCAAAATTCAAACGCTGGGAAAAAGACCGTGGTAATACTTCCCCACTCGACACAAAATATATCCGCTGGGATTGATTCTCTTTTTCCCCTTTTTCAATGCCCCTCGCTTCACCCGTCAAGGGTGAAAGCGAAAGGGGCTTTTTGTATGTGTTTTCCCTCGCGCGCGTGCGCGTTTTTTACTTTTTTTTCTTTTTTTATTTTATTTATATTATTATATATATTGTATATCACAAACAATTCCCAAACTATTCCCAAATAACTCACAAATAAATCCCAAATAACTCACAAACAATTCACAACCTATTCCCAAACAATTCCCAAATAATTCACAAGTACCCCCTAAAAAATTGCCCTCAAAGCCAGTAATAGCAAGGGTTTGAAAAATAATGTAAGTGGCATTTTTAGGCGAAATTTCTTGTTGGTTTCTTGTCCTGAAAGTGACTCTTTTTTCTTACGGCTTACCCTTCGTGTCAATACCCTAAAACACAAAATATATGCAAAAGTTTCCCAAAACACAAAATGTATGTAAAATCTGCTCTAACCCTATTGAAATGCACATTTTGGCTTTGTATAGTGAGAATTGGATAGGCAGAGTTTTTATTATTTTGTGAGGTAAGGCGCATGGAGATTAAGAGAGATTTATTCGGGCGTAGACGCATCTATGCAAATAGTGATGTTATTACGGCTGATAATGTCGTATCGGAAGTCAATAATGCCCTTATCACTCACATGGTCAATGTCAAGGAAGAGGAATATCTCTACTGGTACAGGCGCGGAAAGCAGCCCATCTTGGAGAGGGTGAAGGAGATACGACCCGAAATTCTCTCAAAAATCGTGGAGAACGATGCAGACGAAATTGTGACCTTTAAGGACGGGTATTTTCTGACGAAAGCGGCAACATATGTCAGCCGCAAGGATGATGAAACTATCACGGATAAGGTCAAGGAACTGAACGAGTATGTTATGTTGTCCGGCAAGTATGAAGCTGACAATGATGTGGTCGATTGGTTTCATACTGTTGGTTTGGGTGTATTGTTCGTAGAGCCGAATAATGATCCTGATATCCCGTTCAAGGCATATGCGCTTGACCCTCGCAGTTCTTTCGTGGTGTATTCCATGAGACCGGGCAACAAGCCTGTCATGGGTATCAATATCACGGTACAGGCACAGCCCACGACCAAAGGCAAGATAGCACGTTACTTCCTGATGGTGGATGTATTCACACAGACTAACGTGTTCAGGCTGAAAGGCAGACCGCTTACTGATACGGAATTGATGTATTCGGATGGGTTCGATGCCAATGTTACGGCATTAACCCTTGAAGGTGCTGTTGAAACAAACATGATCGGTGAGATACCGATTGTTGAATACGCATATAACAAGTTACGCATGGGCGCATTTGAGAACGTAATCCTGCTGCTCGATGCGATAAATGACATTCAGAGTAACCGTGAGGACGGTATTGCACAGTTCATTCAGAGTTTGATGATCCTGTATAACTGTGAACTGGATGAAGGTACTACGGCTAACAGCATTCGTAAGGACGGTTATATCGCCCTGAAAAATTCGGGTGAGAATAAAGCCGATGTGAAGATACTGTCAGAGCAGTTAGATCAATCACAGACGCAGGTAACGCTTAATGACTTGCGTGAGCAGGTATTCAAGATTGCTGGCGTTCCCTTCACGAAGGATGCCGGGGGTTCTACCTCTGATACAGGTTCGGCTGTATATCTCCGCAACGGATGGTCAACGGCTGATACTTGCGCAAGAAATACCGAGGATGAGTTCAAGAAGTCCAATGCTTACTTCGATGCGGTCATATTAGCGATCTTGAAGAAGAAAAAGAAGGGCTTTGACCTGAAACGTTCTGACTTTGAGATTAAGATTGTCCGTAACGATGTATCTAACCTGCTTGTAAAGACACAGGCAGCTATGAACATGAAGGAACTTGGCTTTGCTCCTGCACTTGCGTTTGAACGTTCGGGCTTGTCCAGCGATCCGCTGAATGATGTTGAGGTCAGCAAGGAATATATTGATAAGGCATGGAGTACCGAGACACAACAGCCTGTTACCGAAACGGATTTCAGTACCGTACAGAACGCCACAGAGCCACAGGACAGGGTGAAGGGCGGTGAGCCTAATGTTGATAAGGGCTGACGAATTAAACGTCTTAAAAGGCGATTTAGAGCGAAACAAGGACAATATAGATGCGGTTATTGAGATGGCTTTGGATTGGTTACTTCTCGCGTATGCGGACGGAAAAAGCGATGCGGAAGTACAACTCGGCGGTCAGACCGAAGCAGGGATAGATCATGTTATCGGCGTTATCAGCGAAGAGATAGGCGGCAAGAACGTATTTGAACGTATCAATGAGTATATAGAGCTGAACGAAGTGGAAGACCTTGTAATGATGCTGGGAAATGAGCGTCAGAGGGTTTACAATACGGCTTCATTCGAAACCGCTACCGAGTTAGGCGCGAAGACTAAAACGTGGCACACTATGGAAGATAACAAAGTGCGCGATACCCACGAATACATTGATAAAATGACAAAACCGCTAAACGAGCCATTTTACACTTACACAGGCGATTCGGCTATGTACCCGCAAGGCTTTAGTGATGCGGCTAACAATATAAATTGCAGATGTTGGTTAACATTTAACTGATTCTTACGGCTTATGCCGTGAATATATAAGTGATAGAGAAATCACTCTAATAAAACGCATAAAGATACAAAATAGGCGCGTCAAGAGAATGACGTTAAAACAACGCAAAAGGAGAATTTCATATGGCAGACGAAACCAAAGTAGTAGATACCGAAGAAGTAAAGACCACTGAACCTGAAACCAAACAGGAAGAGAAGAAAGCGGAAGTCGATTACAAGGCAGAGTACGAAAAACTGCTGAAAGAACAGCAGAGGTTGAAAGAGGCTACTGACAAGGCTTGTTCACAGGCAAGCGAGTTCAAAAAGGCTTTGCGCGAGAAGCAGACCGAAGCTGAAAGAGCCGAAGCTGAAAGAGCCGAAAGAGAAGCGGCAACAATGGCAGAGCTTGAAAAGTACCGCACTGAAAGTCGTATCAACGGCTATAAGACAAAACTTATGGAATGCGGTTACGATCTTAAAACTGCCGAAAGCATGGCAAGCGCACTTCCCGAAGGTATCACTGATGATTTCTTTGCTAACCAAAAGGCTTTTCTTGATGGTCAGAAGAAGACCATTGAAGCCGAGTTACTTAACAAACAGCCCGGATTATCAAACGGTAAAGGCTTGACACAATCAGACGTTGACGATGCTGATGTGAAAGCATTCCGGGCGGCATTCGGGTTGAAATAAAACCCAATTCCATAGGAGGAAAAAATCATGGCAAATAGTTTTACTTTAGCAGAGAAGTACCTTCCGATTCTTGACGAGATTTATCAGAAGGAAAGCAAGTCTGCAAGGCTTGAAGCCCGCGACATTCAGTTTGATGGCGCAAACAAAGTATATCTGTACAAAACATCTATGCAGGGTCTTGGTGACTATGATCGTCAGAATGGTTTCATCGGCGGCGATGTAACCGGAACATGGGAAAGCCATGAACTGACACAGGATCGTGGTCGTTCATTCACCATTGACACAATGGACAATGAAGAGACTCTTGGCATGGCATTCGGTACGCTGGTAGGCGAGTTCCTTCGCACCAAAGTTGTTCCCGAAGTTGATGCTTACGTTTTCTCAAAGATCGCCGGAACAGACGGTATCTCACATGGTACTCACGATCAGCTTGCGGATATTACCCATCCCACCACAGAACTTGACAAGGCTATCGCACAGCTTAACGAGGACGAAGTACCCGAAGCTGGACGTATCTGCTTTATGTCAGAGAAGTTCTATCAGGGCGTTCAGGGCGATATCTCAAAGGTTATTCAGAACACCGAGACAGGCGTTAACCGCACCATCG